CACAACAGTACAGTGAAGGATCTATGTGATCTGTATTATATGTCTAATGATTTCAGTATGTTAAGGGATTCAACTAAGGTAGATTACAAATACTTTCTTGGTATCCTATGTGACACAATGGGAAACACTAAGTATCAAAATGTGAGTAGCAAGGTGGCTAAGGCAGCATATGAAACATGGGTTAAGCGTGGTGTCAGCTTCGCTAATCATGTATGCACCGTGTCATCTCGTGTATTCAACTACGCTATACAGATGGAACATGCTATCACTAACCCATTCAGTAGCATCAAACGTAAGGCATCGGAACAGCGTAGAGTTGTATGGCAGAACGCAGATGTTGTGGCCTTCCTTAACACAGCATATCAGACCTTCGACAATAGAAACATTGGGCTGATAGTTCAGATGGCATACGAGTGGTGTCAGCGAATGGGTGACATGAGAAACTTAACATGGGACTGCCTTGACTTGGACAACAGGCAGCTTACCTTGGAGCAATCTAAGCGTAGAGCTAAGGTGTTCCTACCTATATCAGACGAGCTTATGTATGTACTCGTACAGCAGCGCAAAGACTATGGCTTCCAACCCTACGTAGCGCCTCATCCAAGGACCACAGCAGGGGTCTACAGCCCGTATGCAATGGAAAGGTTATCTAAAGCTGGAAGGGCTGTGATGCGGCTTGCTGGACTAGCTGAAGGGCTACGTCTGATGGACTTACGAAGGACAGGTGTTACAGAGATGGTCGATGCAGGTGTGTCACTACCTCAGTTGATGTCTGTAACTGGGCACACACATGTGTCTTCTGTGAAACCATACATGAAACATACGTATCAATCTGCAAATAGTGCCTTGACACAGAGGGCAAGCTGTGTAAAATCGAGCACAGCGAGTAACATTGAAAGTATTATACATGAATATGAATAATATTATAAGTGATCTATCACTAGCTAATGGTGACAGTAAGAGAATGACATGCCCCTCATGCGGTAGTAAGAATACTTTTACTGTTACTAATAACATGGGTTCTATTGTATGGAACTGTTACAAGGTAAGCTGTAAGATCAGCGGAGCTAAGCGTGTGCACCTTACGTCAGATGACATTCGTAAGTCACTAGGCTTTGCCGTACAAGAAACTATAGCTATACCCTTTGCTAAACCTGAGTGGCTGGTAAAAGATAATGCATCTATTAAATCATTCACTAGCAAATGGGGGCTTGACGCAGATAGCTTAGGTCTGCTATACGATGTAAAGGAAAACAGAGTTGTGTTCCCCGTAGTACATGAGAATGTAATGGTGGATGCAACTGGAAGATCTCTGGGTGCTAAGCTACCCAAGTGGAAACGGTATGGTAGTTCTAATAAACCATACGTAAGAGATGCAACTGCCTTGGGCATATGTGCAGTTGTAGTTGAGGACTGTGTGAGTGCTGCTATTGTTGGCGATATTGATGTGTGCGTTGGGGTTAGCGTGTTGGGCACATCATTATCCGAAGGACACAAGCAGTATCTCACACAGTTTGACTGTGCCATAATAGCCCTAGACCCTGACGCTTTACCCAAGACACTACAATTCGCAAAAGAATTACGAGGCTACGTTAAATCTGTGAAGGTCTTACGACTGACAGATGACTTGAAGTATCGTAACGAAGAAGATATCCGCAACCTTAGCCAGATGGCAGGAGAATAACCCAATGGAACTATCCCTAATACGCAGTCTACTAGACAAGACATTCTATGACGAACACCGTGGATCACGATGCCCTGACCGTCTGTTTAGTACTGATGTACGTAAGATCAAACAAGCAATTGACATTGCGATGGACAAGTACACAAGGTCTGTAACACCAGACGAGATTGAAGCACTGTTCATGTCTAACAATCCGACTATGACTACCGCACAGAAAGGTGCGTACTCATCCCTGTTCAGACAGATTAAGAATGAATCACCTATGGGTAGTGACATAGCACAAGAGGTACTGTCTAAACTATTCCAACAGGTGATCGGCGTAGACATTGCAGAGCTTGGCTTTAAGTATGTG